CATTTGTTTATGACGGTATAGTAAAAGGTCTAACATGGGTTGCAGACTTGCCAGGTAGAATAATAGGTTTTGTAGCTGACATGTTCAGTCCTATAATAGATTTTTTCGCAGGCATAGGTAATAGAATAAAGATAGCTGTAAATGGAATTATTGACTCATTACCATTACCTGATTTTGTAAAAGACAAAATGAAATTTGATGTTCAACCTACTAAAGCAGAATTGGATACCGCTGGCACAGGTGACGCTGGCGTTGCAGAAAAAATAGCTTCAGACGCCAGAAAAGGTGAAGAAACTATTGGTGGTAAATATAATTTTCAAGATGGGGTATTACAAGAAAATGGTAAAAATCTTGAAGTTTTTTCTTTAGGCCGTGCAGAGCATATTGCTGAAGAAATAGGTGAACAAGTTAAAGTTGCAATGGATAAAAAAACAGGTAAATTTGTTGTAGTTAAAAATGATTTAACATTAGCTGAAGGTCCTAAAATGACTATGACAGGTCCTGATAATATATCTGATGTTCTAGGTTCAAATAGTCTAAGTAAAAATATTAAGACGCCTGGAGTAAGTATTCCTACAACTGAAACTGGTAGTAATGCACCAATCATAATTACAAAAGGTGGTGACACAAATAATGCTACTGTACAACAAAAGAGTGAAACTTACACAGGTCCATTAGATACAGGTATAGACCCCTATTTTGATAGAGCTTCATATAATAGTTTTTAATACTGACCTAAATCTTTCTCAGTAATAATCTTAAACTTTCATATTGTTCTCTTCACAATACACACGAGCGGCAGACCATTTAGCCTGATTTTTAATATACTCAAATGACTCACGCATATAAGATTTTGTTTTCTTTTTTGGTGGTTTAGGTTTTAATGCTTGTCGATAGGGTTTTATTTCAATCATGTACTTATCACCATTCACCGTCTTTACAACAAAGTCAGGAAAGTATCGGTGATATTTCTTATCTAGTGGGCTATAGTATCTAACAGGCAATTCTTCACTTGCCCAAAATAGAATATCTTTATTGTTGTCACAATAACGCATAAACCGTCTTTCAAGTAGTGAACGATACACTATTTGATTGGTGTTGCCTACATATTTCTTTGGATTGGTTGGTTTGAATAAACCTTTATAACTCTTTCTCATATCACTCTTATTTTCTATATAAATATTACTAACTAAGGATTATTTATACATGGCATTTAAATCATTAAAAAATCATATAACAAGTTTGTCAACACCATTTTTGTCAGACATTGCTGGTAAAGCAAGTAATTTTATGAGTGGTGGTTCTCAAAAGAGTGCAGGTAAAGTGGCAGCTCAACTATTGAAGAAGTCACCATTTGATATACCAGATAGTCCATCACAACAACTTAGACAAAATCCACTATCATTCAATACAGTACAATATCCACTTGACCTTGGTAGTAACGAACTTGGTCATTACATATTATTTGAATCGGGTTTTGTAGGTTATAGTCCACAAACAAGTGGTTTTTTAGAAACTTCAAATAAAACAGGTTCAGGTGACACAATAAATATTTCATCTAAATTGCCAAATAGAAGTATTACAACTTCAGGTATCGCATTGTATATGCCACAATCTATTAAAGCAAGTTATAGTCAAAGTTATGATAGTGATGAAGCAACAGGTTTAGTAGGAGATATGGAAGCTACGGCTAGTGCAGTAAAAGGTTCAGCTGATTCAGCTGCACAAATAGAGGCAGCTTTAAAGGGTGTTGTAGGTGGTGTTGCTCGAAATGCTAAAACTATTTTAGGTGAATTTGTTTCACTTGCCGGTGTTGGTGACCCTATCAGATTTGCAGCTAAGAGAGCTGGTGTTGCAGTTAATCCTAGAAGTGAAGCATTTTATAATTCACCACAACAAAGAACATTCTCATTTGATTTTGATTTCTGGCCAAGAAATGAAAAAGAAGCAAGAGCAGTACGAGATATTATTAAATTTTAAATATAATTCATCACCAGGTTTCAAAGATGGTTTAAATGGGTCTGTATTCACAATACCAAATTATTGGAAGATTAGTTACATGTTTCAAGATGGTATTAATGATAGTTTAAATAGAATTGGTGCATGTTATTGCACAGATGTGGAAGTAAATTACACACCTGACGGAGAGTTTAGAACATTTGGTGATGGTTCACCAGTTCACACAAAACTAACAGTATCAATGTTAGAAGACAAAATTTTATCTAAACAAGATATTGAAGCAGGCGCATAATGACAAAATACTTTAATGAATTTCCTAAAATAAACTATAACATATCTGGTGTAAATGGCAACACAAAAGTTGTAACAGATATTTTTAGAAGAGTCAAGGCAAGAAGTAAACTTATCAAAAATCTAACACTATTCGATAAGTATGATGTACAAGAGGGTGAGAAACCTGAAGATGTTGCATACAAAGCTTATGGTGACGCAGACTATTTTTGGGTTATAACACTTATTAACAACATTGTCAATAGATATTATGACTGGCCATTAGACGAGTATGTATTTCAACAGTATGTCGCAGACAAGTACGACAATCCAGAAGCAGTACATCACTACGAGATAACACAATCAAGTGGTAGACAGACAGGAGATGGTCCTAGTGACTATTCTCACAAGGTTATATGTAATGCAACAGAACTTGGCGCAGAGGCAGTATCTAATATTGAAGAAGAGAGAAGAATACAAGACCAAAAAGACAAATCCGAATATTGTTGCCCTCTTATTTGGGTGCATTTGAAGATGAGTTTATTAAATTGATTAGAAGATAATGACATGGCACTTGAAAAAACATATTAGATAAAGTCGGTAAGTATAACTTATCCACATTAGAAATAATTTCATACAGACAAGATAAAGAAGAGAGTAAACCTAAGACTATGGACATCAAGGGTATTACCTTGACCATGTCTATCAATGAGGATATCTTTAGTAACAATATAGTTGGAAGTTTGATTGTATATGATACGCAAGATATTCGTACTATATTTCCGTTAACGGGATTAGAAAGATTAGCAGTAAAGTTTAATACACCAGGTCTACCAGGTTATGATATGACCGAAGACAATGGTGTACCGTTTCAGATATACAAGGTAGATAGTGTAAGAAAAGACCCGACAAATGATATCGGACAATTCTATAAGATATATTTCTGTTCACCTGAAATGTATAATAATCAGGTCGCAACAGTCAGTAAAGCATACGCAGGACCAATTGAGTTTGCAGTCAATGATATATTAAGAAACAAGAAGTATTTGAATTCAAAGAAGAGTTTATTTGTAGAGAACACAGCTACTAATGCCAAGTATGTCATGCCTAGTTTAAAACCATATAAGGCAATTAACTTTCTATCATCACAATGCATATCAGGTAAATACAACAACGCAGGTTATTTGTTCTATGAAACATCAAAAGGGTTTCACTTTAGAAGTTTAGAATCATTACTTGCAATGGGTGGTGCTGTTGCCAGACCGACAAGATGGAACTTTCAATCACAGATTAATATGATTGCAGACACAAAAAAAGATGAGGTCAAAGACATTGAAAGGCGTATGCAAGCAGTGATTAAATATGAGTTCAGTAAACCGGTGGATACATTAACCAATATCATAGATGGATTTTATGCTAATAGATTGATAGTACATGACGCATTTAATAAAACAATTAAAACACATGATTTCAATTACAAAGATAATTATGAGAAGAGTTACCATTTAGAGAGTTTAGGTGATGAGGCAGACAGTAGAAAACATATCACACCAAATACACAACTCAATGACACAGGCAAGAGTTTATACGAATTCGCAGATAGTAAGAAGATGGTGATGACCGAAACAAGTGGTGTACATAATGATTTTGAATTCACACCTGTAAAAGAAACCTTACCAAAGATTACCAGCCAAAAGGCAGGTTATAAGAATATGAACATGTCATTGTTAGTGCATGGTAATACAATGCTTAACGCAGGTGATGTCATAAACTTCACCGCACCTATTATGCGACCAGGAGAGAATAAGACACCAAACCCTTATACATCTGGGAGGTATTTAATCATGGCAATTAAACATACAATGTCAGTAGAGAGTGGAACACATGAAATGGTACTGAGGTGCTTCAAGGATAGTGTTAGGACGCCATATCCGAGAGAGGACGACCCATTAATCATAGGTAGAGAGTTTAATAACGCAATTAATATATACAACGAGGATATCACAGAGTTATAGAGAATCCGGCGCTGAATGAGGTGACCGACCAGATAATGAGCAATATGAGAGATAAACAACTGAAACAGGTAGTGTGTAACCACACCACAGGACATGCAGAGGCAGATATGTTAGGTAATATTCTATTGTTCGTAGAGAGAATAAACAGACCAGGTCCTCATGGACATCATAGGAAGAGAACTGTAAAAATGTCAAATAAGAGTAAACTACGAGTGGCCATCAAAAGAACTTGGAGATACCTAAACGAGAAATTAAAGAGTCTAGGCCAGACTTGGACTAGTCTACGCAAGTGGAAGACTATACCAGACAAGGGTACAGACGATACACCTAAGTACCTAAGTGGTGTGCGTAAGAAAAGAGTAAATAGGTAATTAATGCGTATGCTGAGTGCTTTAAAGGCAGACATATATCGGAAAATAATAACATGCTAGACAACAATTTTTTAGGAAGAAACGGCTTCATATGGTTTAACGGCGTAGTTGAAGACCGGCAAGACCCACAGAAACTTGGCCGACTTCGAGTGAGGTGTGTGGGGATTCATACAGATAACAAAGATGACCTGCCTACGGAAGATTTACCATGGTCGCAGTTGATTCATCCTATTACTTCGAGTGGTATTAGTGGTTTAGGTTCTAGTCCAGGTTTTATTGTTGAAGGTGCATGGGTGTTTGGTTACTTCCGTGATGGAAATAATATGCAAGAGCCTATGATAATGGGTACTTTACCTGGCAAGCCCTCAGAGTTGGCAGACTCCTCTAAGGGTTTCTATGACCCTAACGGTGTTTATCCGAAGTATAAGGATGAGGTTGACACCAATAGGTTGGCAACCAATGATAGTAATAACCCACATTTAGGTTTAGAATTAAGAAAATTAACGAGGAAGACTGGCGTCCCAACAGCCGACTTTGACTTGATACCTATACAAGAACATATATCAGTTGCCATAGAGGCAAGTGATTCGGATACATGGGAACAGCCTGCCATACCATATGCGGCCGTTTATCCTTACAATCATGTATTTGAGTCAGAGAGTGGACATATATCAGAGATAGACGACACCAAAGACAACGAGAGGTTGTTTACTAGCCATAGAACAGGCACCTCACAGGAGATTCTTCCGAATGGTAGTCAGGTAAATATAATTAAGGGCGACCATTATAACATAGTTTCAGGTAAAAGGCAAGCCGTTATAGAAGGCAATGCTGACCTTACCATAGGTGGCAGACATAAGATATACATTAACAAAGACGGTCAAACAAATAACCAACG